CTGCTGTCTGTCTTATTCTTCATTACATATTGTTTAATGATCACAAGCTTGTTGCTTTGCTCGCAAATAAAGGAGATGCTGCAAGAGAAATATTGGATCGTATCAAGACGGCTTATGAAGCTCTTCCTAAGTGGTTGCAACAAGGTGTCATCGAATGGAACAAAGGATCTGTAGAATTTGAGAACGGATCGAAGATCATTGCAGCAGCGACATCATCGTCAGCCATTCGTGGTAAGTCAGTATCATTCCTTTATATCGATGAGACAGCATTCGTAGAAAACTGGGACGAGTTCTTCGCTTCTGTATTCCCAACCATTTCATCAGGTACATCTACTAAGATTCTACTAACATCAACACCGAACGGTCTCAATCATTTTTATAAAACGTGCGAAGGCGCGAAGGCTAAAAAGAATGGATATGAGTTTGTTCAAGTCATGTGGACAGATGTACCAGGTCGCGATCAAAAATGGTACGATGAAACACTTGCTGCGATGGACTTTGATACAGAGAAGTTTGCACAGGAAATGGAATGCGAGTTTCTCGGTTCGTCTGGCACATTGATTGCTGGTTGGAAGCTCAAGCAACTTGTATATAAAGAGGCTGTCAAAGAAGTAGGCGGTATTATAGTATACGAAGAACCAAAATCAGAAGGCAACTATGTGATAGTAGTCGACGTGAGTAGAGGTAAGGGCCTTGATTACTCTGCGTTCCAAGTCATCGACATTTCACAAATGCCATACGTTCAGGTTGGTGCTTATCGTAATAATATGATCACACCTGTCGATTATGCGGCCGCTGTACACGCAGCCGCAAAGTATTTTAACGATGCTAATATACTCGTTGAAGTGAATGATATTGGAGAACAAGTGTCTAGTATCATTTTTGAAGAATACGAATATGAAAACATGCTACTGACTGAGAATAATGGCAGAGAAGGCAAGCGTCTATTATCTGGTGTAGCAGGATTTAGTGGCAAGGCAGATAAAGGTATACGTACTACTAAATCTGTCAAATCAATTGGCTGTTCTATGATTAAGCTATTAGTCGAACAAAATCAGCTGATCATCAATGATTTTGAAACGATCAGAGAAATGTCAACTTTTAGTCAGAAGGGAACATCATACGAAGCAGAACCGGGAAATCATGACGATTTAATGATGTGTTTAGTTTTATTTGGTTGGCTATCGAATCAGAAGTTTTTCAAAGAACTCACTGATATAAATACGGTTATCAATCTCAAAGAGATGAATGAAGAAAAAGTTTTTAGTGAGTTGGTTCCCTTTGGTATTATAGATGACGGTCAGAATGATTTCGAGGATCCTAAACCGGTCACCACTCGAGGTAATGACTTAAGCTGGTTACTTTGAAAGTTCGCTTCTTATAAATAAAAGTACGATCTTACATAATTAAAATAATTTAGGGAGAACAAAAATATGCCTTTTCAATTAAGCCCAGGCGTTAATGTTACAGAGATCGATCTGACCACTGTAATCCCTGCCGTTGCCACTACTGATGCAGCTATTGCTGGTGTATTTAAGTGGGGACCGGTAGATAAGCCTACACTCGTAGTTAGCGAGTCTGAACTTGCCAATGTATATGGAAAGCCTGATAGCGATAACGCTGAGACTTTCTTTACCGCGGCTAGTTTCCTTGCTTACTCAAATCGACTGCACGTTTCTCGTGCTCACCACTCTACGGGCGAATCTCGAAGAGTACAAGCGTTCGCTACAGCCGGTGCAGACTACTTGGTTGTACAAGATAGCGTCGCTACAGGCGTCAGCGCTACTGAAGCTGTTTCACAAGTCATTGCAGGTATCGGTGACAATGTGACTGTTACTGGCGTTGATGTTACAGATATTACCGAGACCGTTTCTGATACTGCTTCTGATCTAGCGAATACTACCGGTGTTTTCACAGTTAGTGGTTCACTCGATCTGAAAAATAACGAACCTGTTACTATCGACTCGGCAAATACTTTGCCGAATGGTCTTGCTAACACAACTACTTACTATATTCAAAACGCTACGGCGACTACTTTTACTTTGTCAGCCACTCAAGGCGGTTCAGCTATTACTAACTACACTGACGTTGGTGATGGTGCATTGACTGTAACACGATCGGGTCACACTCGAATCACATTGTCTGAAAACTATACTGGTGCAACCGAAGCAAATTTCTTCGAGTTCCACGATGATAAGTATTCATTCAATGCTGTTGCTAATAACGCTGCACTTGATGATGATGCTCTTTTGTCACAACACATCGTAAAAAATGAAGAGCACTATGATATCGGCGGACAAACATATGACGCAAGTGTTAAGTTTGTTGCAAAATATCCCGGCGCCAAAGGTAATTCGCTGAAAGTATCTGTATGTGATAACGCTACTCAGTACAACTCAACTGTTACTCTCGATGCTGGTATTTCAATTGCTATCACCGTTGGTAATAAGACTGGTGTTGTGACAGGTGCCGATGCATCTGCAATTAATACCTTTATGGCTGACTTTGCTGTCGGTGATTTGCTCAAAGTTGGTACTATTGAAAACGGTATTCAATATCTTGAGATTGCTGAATTGCCTACTGCTGTCAGTACTAGTCTTACAGTGACGTTTAAGCAAAATCTTACGACTGCTGAAAATGTATCGTTGACGGCTGGTGAAACTATCGAAAGATATTGGGGACATTGGGGCCTTGTTGAAGCAGCTCCTGGTCAATCTACTTACCAACTCGAGCAAGGTAATACTATAGCACAAGACGAAATCCATGTCATCGTAATTGATGAAGATGGTGATGTTTCTGGTGTACCTGGTACTATTCTCGAAGTATGGCAACGATTGTCTCGAGCAACTGACGCCAAAGGCGAAGACGGTGGTGACATCTATTATAAGAATGTCATTAATCAATCTTCAAATTGGATTTGGTTTGCTAACACAATTGATGGCGCAGCAGAAAGAACTGCAGCTTTGACTGCTTCTTCAGCCAGCGGCAATTCACCTACGACAATGTCATTTAGTTTCGGTCGAGATATCGCAGCTGAAGGTTCATCGTCAATTCAAGGTGATGTCATGCGAGCCTATGATAAGTTTAAGTCAGCTGAAGACTATGATATTTCATTAGTGTTGGCTGGTAAGGCTTCAGGCGGTTCTAGAGGCGAGCAGATGGCAAACTACATCATTGACAATATCTGTGAGCGCCGTAAAGATTGCGTAGCATTTGTCTCTCCAGAGAAAAATGATGTTGTAGCTAATGCAACTGATATTACAGAAGATGTAGTTGATTTCCGCAATGTATTGCGATCTACTTCATACGCAGTACTAGATAGCGGTTACAAGTATATGTATGACAAGTACAATGACGTATACCGATGGATTCCCATCAACGGTGATACTGCTGGTCTATGTGCTGCTACTGACGACGCTCGCGACCCTTGGTATTCGCCAGCTGGTTTCAACAGAGGCAACATCAAGAATGTAGTAAAGCTCGCTTGGAACCCCAAGAAAGCAGAACGTGACATTCTGTATAAGAACGGTGTAAACCCAATCGTCAACTTCCCTGGACAAGGTATCGTAATGTTCGGTGATAAGACGCTGCTTGCTAAGCCTTCAGCGTTCGATCGCATCAACGTACGTCGCCTCTTCATTGTCCTTGAGAAAGCGATTGCCACGGCCGCTAAGTTTACTCTCTTTGAATTCAACGATGAATTTACGCGAGCAAGCTTTGTCAACCTCGTTACTCCATTCTTGAGAGATGTACAAGGTCGCCGCGGTGTAACCGACTTCGCTGTCATCTGTGATGAGACGAACAACACTGGTGAAATCATTGATCGTAACGAGTTTGTAGGTGATATCTACATCAAACCAGCTCGAAGCATCAACTTCATCCAACTCAACTTCGTCGCTGTACGAACTGGCGTAGAATTCTCCGAAGTTATTGGACAATTCTGATAAATAAGATAAATAAGATAAAATACAGGAGAATAGAACATGCCATTTAGCGTACAGAACTTTAAGTCAGCGGCTCTCAGTCAGGGTGGGTATCGTCCCGCCCTGTTTGAAGTGCAGGTTACGACTTTAGGTGAAGAGTTTAATCTACTCTGTATGTCTTCACAAGTACCTTCGTTTACTACTGGCATCATTGAAGTTCCTTACTTTGGTCGAAAGGTAAAGATCGCTGGCGACAGAACATTCGCCGAGTGGACTACTACTGTGATGATCGAAGAAGACTTCAGCCAGCGCGCAGTACTTGAAGAGTGGGCACGTAAGGTCAATGATGGTCCTTCCAACATTCGATCATACGGATCCCCCGAAGATTACAAAGAAGATGCTACCATTAAATTGTACGGCAAGACTGGATCAAAGCTTCGCGAGTATACTCTCGTAGGTTGCTGGCCTTCAGATGTCGGTACTATTGAATTGGATTGGAACACTACTGATACGATCGGTACTTATACGGTTACTTGGTCATTCGATTACTTTAACCCCGGTTCCTAATCCGGTCCGCCTTGACTAATCAATAGAGGGGATATAAATAGTTTATATCCCCTTTATTTCATCGGAGATAATGAATGGACCTTTTTGGATTTGAAATAAACAGGAAGAAGGAGCAGAAAGAAGCTGAAAAGCGAATCTCCTTCGTTCCTCCCTCTAATGAAGACGGTGCTCTTACCGTAGCAGCGGGTGGTGTCTATGGCACCTACGTTGACCTCGATGGTTCAGTCAGAACCGAAGCAGAACTTGTCAATAAATATCGAGCCATCTCGTTCGATCCGACTATTGACATGGCTATTCAAGAGATTTGTAACGAAGCAATCGTTGAAGACAGCGATGAGAAAACCGTTTCTATTGTACTAGATGATGTAGAACAGCCAGACAGAATTAAGAAAACTATTCAAGAAGAATTTGATAATGTTCTCAATCTTCTTGAATTCAATCGTCTGAGCTACGAATTATTCCGACGTTGGTATGTAGATGGTCGTCTATACTACCACGTTCTTGTTGATGAGAATAAACCTGCTAAAGGTATTCTCGAAGTACGATATGTTGATCCTCGTAATATTAAGAAAGTACGAGAAGTTAAGAAAGAAAAAGATAAGAAGACTGGCGTAACTATCGAGAAAGTCGTTAATGAGTATTATATGTACTCACCTTCTGGTTTCCTTAAACGTACTGGTTCATTGACTGGATCTACAATGAATAGCTACGGATCTTCAGGCTCATCGTCAGCTGAAGGTGTAAAGATTGCACGAGATGCCGTAGTATATTGCACTTCAGGTTATCAAAGCCTTGATAGCAAACTTATTCTTTCTCATTTGCAAAAAGCTATTCGACCACTTAATCAATTGCGTTCGTTAGAAGATTCGCTAGTTATCTATCGTATCTCACGCGCACCTGAACGTCGAATCTTTTATGTAGATGTTGGTGGTTTGCCGAAAGCTAAAGCTGAGCAATACCTGTCTGACATCATGACCAAATTTAAGAATAAGGTTGTCTATGATTCATCTACAGGTGAAATCAGAGATGATCGTAAGTTTATGACAATGCTCGAAGATTTCTGGCTTCCTCGCCGAGAAGGCGGACGTGGTACAGAAATCACAACGCTGCCTGGCGGCCAAAATCTAGGAGATATCGATGATGTTGTTTATTTCCAAAATAATCTATATCGTTCTCTCAATGTACCCATCTCTCGTTTACAACCTGAGACTACCTTCTCCCTTGGTCGTGCTACTGAGATTACTCGCGACGAAGTAAAGTTCGGCAAGTTTATTACACGACTACGTAGTAAATTCTCTGAGTTGTTTATGAAGTTACTCGAACGTCAGCTAATTCTCAAAGGTGTATGTACAACTGAGGATTGGACAGAGTGGAAGCAACAGATTGATTTTGACTTTGCAGTCGATAACTACTTCGAAGAACTCAAGCTTGCTGAACTGAATCGAGATCGAGTTGGTTTAGCGAGAGAAATGGAAGAGTACGTTGGTAAATACTATTCGCATGAATATATGAGGCGTTACGTATTGCAACACTCAGAAGAAGAGATGGAAGAAATCGATAAGCAAATTGCTGAAGAGAAAACAGACGAAAGATATGTTGATCCTGAAGAATTAGAACAGGATGAACCTGAACAAGAAGAACCCGCACCTTCACCCGCTGGCCAATCATTTAAGTTGGTGCCAGACGACGAGAAAGACGAAGACGCAGCATGAAGCCGTTTTCTTTATAAATAAAGGTGTAATGTAATTGGAGATATAATATGACTGATGTAACTGATTTTATTGGCGCTGCCGTAACAGACAAACCTGTAAAAGCACTCAAAGCTTTTTCTGCAGCCATGGAACCAAGAATTTCAGATGCTTTAGATGCACGTTATTCTGAAGTATCACATGCGGTATTCAATCCGCCTCAAGAAGTTGCTGACGAAGTAGAAGATGTAGAACTCGAAGCAACAGACGAAATCGTTGATGAGGTAGAGGTTGAAGAACCAGAAGCAGAATTAGAAACAGAAATGGATGAACCTCAAGATGTCTGACTTACTTAGTAACATTCTAGAAAAGTACAAGAAAGCGGGTACGCTCGACATCGATCGTTCTGGCGCAGACGGCAAAGAGAACGACTTTATCGGTAAGCACACTGATAACGTTGAAACCTTTGATGGTCCTGGCATGAAAGAGATCGATGCTGCTGTTGCCGCTGTTTCACATGCAAAGCGAGCACCGCATCACGGCTACGAAGTAGATGGTGATGACGATGTATATGAGTCTACTGATATGACATACGCTGACGATATTGAAGAGTTAGCAGGTATGGAATATGAAGACGAAGATCTGATGCTCGACGAAGAACAACTGCAAGAAGACGCCAGTTTCTTTATGAAGCTTATCGACGAAGTAGTCGAAGAGTTCTATAATGAAGAAGCTGACGAAGAAGAAAAAGCAATGCTAGACGAGATGCTTGCTACCGACGAAGGCTACATTGAATTCGTTGACATGATCTTTGAAGGCAAAATGGGTGTAGCTGATGAAGGTGGTGACGACGATGTAATCGATGCCAATCCTAAGCTGAAAGGAAAGAAAGCAAAGGGTGATGGCAAAGGCGAAACAGCTGACGGTAAAGGTCAAATGACCAAAGAAGACATTGAGCGCCACGCAGATGTAAAAATGGTCAAGACAAAAACTCCTGATGGAAAAGTTGTTTTTCGTAAACAAAAAGACGAAACAGAAGTTAGTAAAAGGAGCGCCTAATGATTGTTAAAGCTAAAGCAGCTGAGATGAATTTAAGTACAGCTAACACTGTAGATTCTGCTTCTTGTGTGCGTATCTACAATCAAACAGCAGGTGATGTTCTGATTACTAACACAAGTACATCAACATCTTTTACCCTTCCGGGCGGTGCAATTACTTTTGTAGATAAAGCACCAACAGATACATTGACCGCTGGTTCTGCAGTCAAAGCAGTTAGCGTAGCATTTAATATCTCGTAAGGTAACGACATGAAACTAATAAAAGAAGTCAACGAAACTGTAAAAGTTCTTACTGAAGAGACAGAAGACGGAAAGAAAAGCCTCTTTATTGAAGGTATCTTTCTACAGGGCAATATTCCAAATCGTAACGGCCGCCGATACAATGCTGACATCCTCGAGAAGGAAGTTAACCGCTATGTAAGCGAGAGTGTATCAAAAGGTCGTGCATACGGAGAGCTCGGTCATCCCGATGGTCCTTCAATTAACCTTGATCGAGTATCTCATATTATCACAGATCTCCACCGTGAAGGTGATAACTTCATTGGTAAAGCAAAGATTTCTTCTACACCTATGGGACAAATCGTAGAAGGTCTGCTTTCAGATGGCGCTCAACTCGGTGTATCATCCCGAGGTATGGGTTCTCTGAAAGAAGGCAAAGACGGTGTGATGGAAGTTCAAGAAGATTTTTATCTCGCGACTGCCGCTGACATCGTAGCCGATCCATCTGCACCTGATGCTTTTGTAAATGGCATCATGGAAGGTGTTGAATGGGTTTGGGAACATGGTAAAGCAGTAGCCATGAGAGTAGAAGATCTTGAGCGAGAAGCTCAAAAAGCTGTTCGTCAGAAAAAACTCAACGAACAAACAAAGCTGCACATGTTTGAAAAATTTCTCAACGAGATTTCAAAAGTTTAATTTATATAAATACTAAACACTAGTAAAATAATCTAGGGAGATATATCTAATGTCTGAAGAAAATCAAATTGAAGTTGAAGAGGCAGTAGATGTAGTTGAGCAAGAGGAATCTCTTGAAGAAGCTTCATCCGCAGCAGCTGATACTTTAAAGCCTTCAGCAACTAAAACTCAGATGCTTGGCGATCTGATGTCTAAAGTTGCTGGCATGACTAAGCAGGATCTTTCTGCTTTCCTCGATAAGACTCTTGCCCAAGTTGGTAAAGAGGCCGATTCCGTTCCTGATACGTCTGGTAAGAACAAAGCAAGTGTTGCAACTTCTGGTGCTGGTACGCCTTCACCTCGCGTTGCTGTTCCTGCTAAGGCGATGAAGGAAGATATGGACGAGCTTCTTTCTGGTCAAGAAGATTTGTCAGAAGATTTCAAAGCAAAAGCCGGTACTCTTTTTGAAGCAGCAGTTCAGAATCGTGTGATTCTTGAAGTTGCTCGTCTTGAAGAAGAAGCTGAGCAAAAGCTTGAAGAGCAAGTTACTCAGTCTATCGACGAGTTGCATCAACAAGTAGAACAATATATGGACTACGTTGTTGAGCAGTGGATGCAAGAAAACGAAGTGGCCATCGAGTCTAACTTCCGTGTTCAAGCAACCGAGCAATTCATCGACGGTCTGAAAGGCCTTTTTGCAGAGAGCTACGTTGAAGTTCCCGAAGAAAAGGTTGATCTCATCGCTGACCTTCAACAGTCAGTCGCTGAGCTCGAAGAGTCATTGGAATCAGTACAGGCCGAAAACCTGAAGCTGAATGCTATGATTAGTGAAGCAAGCGTTGAAGCCGCCTTCGAAGAGGTATCTGAAGATCTAGTCGAAACGCAAGTTGAAAAGCTTCGCTCATTAGCCGAAGGCATTGAATATGCCTCTGCTGAAGAGTATGCAGAAAAACTGAAGATCATTAAGGAACAGTATTTCACTGAGTCTAAGCAAGAAAACGAAGGACATACTGGTCTAATTGATGAAGAAGTTTCTGTTGGTTCTAATGATGAATCTGAAGAGGGAGAAGCTAAGGTAATTCCCGAAGAGATGAAGCATTACTTCCAAGCAATTTCTAGAACGCATAGAAGTTAACTTTTTTATAAATAGATAAGTATATCCAAAATAATAAACAGGAGTAACACTAACATGAATTTAAATGAACAAATTCGAAACAAGTGGGCACCAGTGATCTCTCACCCTGATCTTCCTGAAATCGCTGATTCCCACAAGAAAATGGTTACGGCCATGGTCCTCGAGAATACGGAGAAAGCTCTTCGTGAAGCAGCGGCCCAAGGCGCTAGCCAACAGCTTCTTTCAGAAGCACCTTCAAACACTATCGGTGACAACTTCGGCGGCGAGTTCGCTGGTTTTGATCCGATCCTCATCAGCCTTGTTCGACGTACTCTGCCGAACCTGATGGCTTACGATGTATGTGGTGTTCAACCTATGACTGGTCCGACCGGTTTGATCTTCGCTCTTAGCGCTCAGTACGCTCCGGATGGTGCTAACACCACTCCTCGTACCGAAGCTATGTACGACGAAGCCGACACCGACTTCTCTGGTACTGGTACTCACTCTGGTTCTTCTGACACTGGCGGTCAGGGTACTGGTATGACTACAGCTGCTGCTGAAGCACTTGGCGAAGCTAGTGGTACGGCGTTCGGTGAGATGGCGATGAAGATCGACAAAGTCACTGTAACTGCTAAGTCACGTGCGCTGAAGGCGGATTACTCGCTTGAACTCGCTCAAGACCTGAAAGCAGTACACGGTCTTGACGCTGAAGCTGAACTCAGCAACATCCTTGCTGCTGAGATCTTGGCTGAAATCAACCGAGAAGTTATTCGTACCATTAACGGTGCTGCTGTAACTGGTTCACAAGGCACTGTATCTTCAAGCGGTACTTTCGACCTTGACGTTGACGCTTCTGGTCGTTGGTCAGTAGAGAAGTTCAAGGGCCTCATGTTCCACATCGAGCGAGAAGCTAACAAAGTAGCTAAGGACACTCGACGTGGTAAGGCTAACCTGATCATTTGTTCTTCTGATGTTGCTTCTGCACTTCAGATGGCTGGTGTTCTTGATTACACGCCTGCTCTGAACAGCAACTCTTTGGCAGTAGACGACACTGGTAACACCTTCGCTGGTGTACTGAACGGTCGTTATCGCGTATACATCGATCCTTACGCAACCACTAACTACATGAACATCGGCTACAAGGGTGCAGGCGCATTTGACGCTGGCATCTTCTACTGCCCTTATGTTCCTCTGCAGATGGTACGTGCGGTCGATCAGGATACCTTCCAGCCTAAGATTGGCTTCAAGACTCGTTACGGTCTTGTTGAGAATCCTTTCGCTCACTCAGTACAAGGTACGCCTGCTGTATCCGACGGTGCAATCACTGCTAACACTAACGCATACTACCGTATGTCTCTGGTTAGCAACCTGTTGTAATAAAAAGAATCCCAATAGGGACATTTTTGACGGGAGCTTCGGCTCCCGTTTTTTTTGCATATAAATATTATAGCTCATAAGAGCGTAACAAAGGAGAGAAACTATGGACCTTAATCTGCCACTTATTGGTAAAATCCACTGGCCGTCGCTACTCCTCGGAGGTGGAGTGGTCTTAGTACTCGCAATTTTGTTGTAATCTGATCATGAGCGGCGGGGACTTCGGTCCCCGTTTTTATAAATAGTAGAAAGTATGGTATAATCCTATTATGGCAATGAATAAGAATATGCTGTCGCCTGTTGGCTTCAGTTTCCACATTAAGAAACTACCAGAATTGAACTTCTTTGTTCAAAATGTTACTATGCCTGGTGTTCAGCTACCTATATTCGAACAGCCAACACCATTTAAAACTATCCCACGTATTGGTGATCATCTGCAATACGGAGAACTCGTTGTCAATTTTAAAGTCAATGAAGATTTAGGCAACTACGTACAACTGTATGATTGGTTGAAAGCAATTGGTTTTCCAGATTCATTTGAACAATATGCAGAAGTTGCAGAAGAAGGGAAACAATTGTCTGGCGACGGCATTGAATCTGATGCATATCTGATGATTATGTCATCTGCAATGAATCCTATCATGCGTATTGATTTCGAAGATATCTTTCCTATAGCCCTCGGTGATATTACAATGGATTCGCGAGATACTGGCATCGAATATGTAGAGACTACCGCCACATTTAAATTTCTCAGATATTCATTTACTCCCGTATAATTTTGTAGTATAATAGTTCTTTTGCGGGGTATATTATGACTCTTGATGAAATCTTTGACTTGTGGTCCGATGATACACAGATTGATCGTACCGAACTTGGTAATGCAGCTCTTGAATTGGCAAAGCTACATCACAAGTACTATCGCATATTCTCTCAAGAAAGACTTACCTACAAGAAACTCGAAGCTGATATGAAACAGTTGAAGCTTGATAAGTATGAGTTCTATGTAGATGGTCCAACAGAGGATCACATTGCAAAAGGTTGGAAGCTACCACCAAAAGGTCGTATCCTCAAGTCAGACGCTGGTCAGTATGTCGATGCAGATTCTGACATCATCGCACACAATCTCAAGCTTGCATATCAACAAGAAAAGCTAGAACTTCTAGCTGACATCATCAAAACAATTAATAATCGTGGATTCCACATTAAGTCAGCAATTGAATGGGAGAGATTCAAAGTTGGCGGATAAGTTATACATTGAAAAGATCAATGAAGTCTATAACAAAGTAAAGACTGACGACAGAGGCATCGCAGAGGAGCTCTCGGCGTACTTTACGTTTAAGGTACCAGGTTATCAATTCATGCCTGCGTATCGTAATAAATTTTGGGATGGACAAATACGACTATACAATACATCTACACAGATGCTATACTCTGGTCTCAATAACTATGTTGCTATGTTTGCAAAAGAACGTGGCTATGAGGTAGAGTTTGAGTATGATAATAGTGCAGAGAATTACTCGGTAGCAGAAGCAAAGAAGTTTATCGAAGAAGAAAAGTTTACGATGACACCTCGAGACTATCAGCTCGAAGCATACGTAGATGCAATACGTTATAAGCGTGGTCTCTTTATATCACCAACAGCGTCTGGTAAGTCCTTCATCATTTATATGGTGATGCGTAAGTTACTACGTCAGACACTGATTATTGTACCCACAACTACATTGGTGCATCAGATGTACTCTGACTTCGAAGAGTATGGATTCAACAGTGAGAAATACTGTCATAAGATATTTAGTGGCAAAGATAAGAACACAGACAAACCAGTTGTCATCACAACATGGCAGTCTATCTACAAACTACGTAAAGATTGGTTTAAGAAGTTTGACGTAGTGATTGGTGACGAAGCACACCTCTTCAAAGCGAAGTCACTGACATCTATCTTAGAAAAGATGGAAGATACAGAGTATCGTTTTGGTTTTACTGGCACACTGGATGGAACACAGACCCATAAACTTGTGCTCGAAGGTTTATTTGGTCCTGCACAGAAAGTTATCTCGACGAAAGAGCTGATGGACAGTGGTACATTGGCAGACTTTAAGATTAAGATACTTGCATTGAAGTACCACGATGAGATTCGTAAGATTGTATCGAAGATGGACTATCAAGCAGAGATGGACTTTATCGTATCGCATGAAGGCCGCAATAAGTTTATTAAGAACCTTGCATTATCATTAGAGGGTAATACATTATTACTATTTCAATATGTTGAGAAACATGGTAAAATACTGGAAGAGATGATAAAAGAAGAAGCAGGTGATCGTAAAGTATTCTTCATACATGGTGGTGTAAAAGGCGAAGAGCGTGATGACATACGTGGTATCGTAGAGAAAGAGAACAATGCAATCATTGTAGCCTCATACGGTACGTTTTCAACAGGGGTAAATATAAAGAATCTGCACTCAATTATATTTGCAAGTCCATCAAAGTCTAAGATACGCAACCTACAATCGATAGGGAGAGGACTCAGAAAGTCAGACACAAAAGATTCTGCAATACTATATGATATTGCTGATGACCTCTCTTGGAAATCCACATCAAACTTCACATTAAAACATCTCATGGAAAGAGTTAAGATATATGACGAAGAGAAGTTTGACTACAAACTATACAGCATAGGATTAGATTGATGCACGTAGTAGTAAAACTTAAAAGTGGTGAAGAAATATTTGGTAAGATGATGATAAACAACGAGAACAGTATTGATCTCGATGATGCAATGAGAATGAGGTATCATATCTCTGAAGATAATGGTGCACCTGTGATGTACTTTACAAAGTATTGTATCTTCACCAAGTCTTTTGAAGTCTCGATACCAAATGATTGTATCATGCATGTATTCAAAGACCCCGTTGATTCTCTCATAGATTTTTATGAGAAGGAACTAATAGACTGTAAAATAAGTTATAATAATGATATCGAGGAAGAAAAACCTCGAAGAAAGAGACGCACGAATATGAATGATGAGAAGTTCTATGCGATGCTTGAAAAATTAAAAGGCGATCATGAGGTACACTGATGGCAAATTATATCAACAACAAAGAGTTCTATGCTCTTCTACAACAATTCAAAGCGGACTGCGCTGACGCAGAAAAAGCTGGACAACCAGCGCCGCGAGTACCAGAAGATATTGGCAAATGTTTTATGATGATCGCCACGAAGTTGGCTACAAAGGCTAACTTCTCTGGATACACATATAAAGACGAGATGATCTGTGATGCCCTCGAAAATTGTGTGGTAGCAGTACATAGCTTTAATCCAGAAAAATCTAAGAATCCTTTTGCATACTTTACACAGATTATTTGGTATGCATTCCTACGACGTATTGAAAAAGAGAAGAAACAGACATACGTCAAATACAAATCACTCGAACAATTAGTAGTCGATGCAGAACTCCTCGATGATGAAGGCTCTGATGCATACAAGAACTATGACATCGCCAACGAGAAGATGAAGCCAATCATCGATAAATTTGAAAACAAAACAAAGAAGAAAAAACCTGCCGAACCAAAAGGCTTGGAGAAATTTACTGAATGAAGATTGCATTGATTACCGATCAACATTTCGGAGTACGTAATGACAGCATCCAATTCCACGAATACTACAGAAAATTCTACGAAGAATTCTTCTTTCCCACTCTTAGAGAGATGGGCATCAGAGATATCGTCGAGCTCGGGGATATTTTCGACAGGCGCAAGTATGTTAATTTTGACACCTTGTCTCGTTGCCGTGATTACTTTTTTGATCCTATCGCACGTGACGGGTTGAGCCTACACTGTATCGTAGGCAACCACGATATCTACTTTAAGAATACTAATCGAGTCAATGCACCTGATCTCTTGCTCGGCGAGTTTGACTTGCATGTATATTCTGAACCGACAGAAGTAGATTTCTATGACACATCTATCTTAATGATGCCGTGGATCAACAGTCAGAACTATGATGTCGCGATGTATGCAATCGATCAATCAAAGTCTGACATCTGTCTCGGTCATCTCGAGTTTCAAGGCTTTGAGATGTATCGTGGTGCAGTGATCGACCATGGACTATCGCACAAAGCATTTCAGAAGTTTGATATGGTTTGCTCTGGTCACTTCCATCATAAGTCTACGAAAGACAATATCAATTATCTTGGCGCACCATATGAGATGACATGGTCTGACTATGATGATCCTCGAGGGTTTCATATTCTTGACACCGAAACAAAAGAGTTAACTTATTTTCAAAATCCGTTTATAATGTTCCATAAGGTTTTCTATGACGATAGTCAAGGCGAAGATGTATTGAAGCAAGATTTTGCAAAGTTGAAAGATACACATGTCAAAGTGGTTGTCAAGAACAAGGACAACCCGTACTTGTTTGATCTGTACATTGATAAGTTGAATGCTGCCAATCCTGCACACATGCAAGTGGTCGAAGACAACTTCAACCTTGACCTCGAAGATGATGAGAATATTGTAGATGAAGCTGAAGATACTATTACTATCATTCGAAAGTATATAGATAATCTACAACTAAGTGATAACAAACCAATGAATGATCTCTTCTATGATCTATACCATGAAGCGTTGAGTAACGAATGATTTATTTTAAAGTAGTACGTTGGCAAAATTTCTTGTCGACGGGTAATCAGTGGACTGAGATCCAACTGAACAAAGCCCAATCCACCCTCATCGTAGGCGAGAACGGAGCTGGTAAATCTACCATGCTCGACGCTATCTCGTTTGGTCTGTACGGCAAACCATATCGTAACATCAACAAACCACAGCTAGTCAATAGCATTACGTCTAAGCGTTGCGTTGTTGAAATCGAGTTTAATGTCAAAGGCAAAGAATATATGATTCGCCGCGGCATTAAGCCAAATGTATTCGAGATCTTCTGTGATGGCAAGCTTGTCGATCAGAATGCATCTGTACGAGAGTATCAAGAATACCTCGAGAAGAATGTACTCAAACTCAATCACAAATCATTTACACAGATCGTAGTGATTGGTTCTGCTAACTTTATCCCATTTATGC